GATGAATGTTAACTTTTTGACCGAGCGTGCTGTTTGTGTCATGGGAGCTAACAACTTCTTCTTGTTCCGCTACGGAGCGTAATCAGTTGAGTGATTAAGGGGGCGAAAGTCGCCCCCTTTTTATTTTTAATAAAGTGAAATGAAAAAAGCAGAGTTCAAGGACAAGGTGTATCGCCTTAAATCAAGCAAGGCTCCTATGTCCTACATTCTTCCAACGCGCCATACTCGCGCTTACCCTCTTACATATTTCGATGAAAAGACGGGTGTAAACAAGCCTCTTAGGTATTCAACCAATCAGAAGACTCCATTTATGGATGAGCAGGATGGTGAGGCTATTCTTGCTCCTGTTGTTTTTGAAAGAGGTATGCTTCGTGTTCCTAAGCAGAATCAAATTCTTCAATACTTTCTTTCTCTTCACCCTCAGAACGGGACAATTTTCGAAGAGGCTGATGGTGAAAAGGATGCTCAGGAAGAGCTAGACATTTTGAATATAGAGGTTACTGCTTTGTCTGAAGCTCAAGGCCTTGATATTGAAAGTCTTGAAATGGTTTATCGCCTTCTGTTTGGAAAAGACCCTCAGCGGGTTACTACTGCTGAGCTTAGGAGAGATGTTCTTGTGTATGCAAGAAACAATCCTGAAGGATTCTTGGATGCTTTGAATGACCCTGAGAATGAATACTTAGCTCAGATTCAATCTTTCTTTGATGCAAACATTCTTTCGACTAGAAGGAATGGGACTGAGGTTTGGTTTAGTACCAAAGGAAATAAAGGAAAGATGCTCAACGTACCTCATGGAATGAACATGAATGTCGTTGTTGCAGATTATCTGAAGTCAGATGAAGGCATCGAAGCTTTGAAACACCTAGAAGCTGAGATGGAAAAGCAGTAAGTGCTTATTCCTTTGTAATTTAAAGAGGCCTACGGGCCTCTTTCTTTTTTGTAATTTTGCATGATAACGCTTGTGGTTTATGATAAATTCAGTAAGGCAGACTGTTCTTTCAATTCTTAACAAGAACAACTACGGGTACATTACTCCTGCCGATTTTAATCTTTACGCAAAGCAGGCGCAGCTAGAAATATTTGACGAATACTTTTATCAGTACAATTACCAACTGAATAAAGAGAATGCTCGTCAGTCGGGTACTGACTATGCAAACATTGCAAGGGGGCTTGCTGAAGTCATTGACACCTTTTCAGTTACAAAGGCTTTAAAGAAAACTGTAGCTTCTGTGCCTGCATACAACAACACTTTTTATTTACCAAGCATAACAAGTACGGGAGAAGACTACTATCTTATTAATAAGGTACTTGTCTATACATCTTTGCTTGCAAGTGGAAATGGAAGGAATGGAGGGGTTGAAAAGAAATTAAATGATGGCTCTGCAAACTTTACAGTTGCAGGAGTTTCTGTTGGAGATATTGTTGTAAATACCAATGATGAGACGTTTGCTTATGTGACTCAGGTTTTGTCTTCAACAGACCTTATGATGACTGCGGACTTGTTTCCTCAAGAAAGCACGGAGGCGTATAAAATTTATGATGCAGATAGTTTAAAGGTTTCAGACAGGCTTACCCATGACAAGGTTACTACTTTGAACATGGGGATGAATACCAAGCCCACCTTGGTTTTCCCCGCGCACACTGAAGAGGGTATTTTTCTTACAGCACTACCTGATTCAATTAAAAATTACGGTCAGGTAATTGCTCAGTACATACGTTATCCAAAAGAACCAAAGTGGACGTATGTAAATCTTACGGGAGGAGAGCCTGTATTTGATTCAACTCAATCTGATTTTCAAGATTTTGAACTTCCTCCTGATGATGAGTATTCTTTGGTAAATAAAATTCTTCAGTATTCCGGAATGTCTATTCGTGAGATTCAGGCTACTCAATTTGGGCAAGCTCAAGAGCAAGCTCAAGATGTAAATGAGAAGTAATGGCATACATAACAGAGCAAGCATATTATTCAAGCGACTCTAATTGGGGTTCGTATCAATACGTTTCATTGGAAGACATCGTCAACAACTTTATGTTGATGTACTCAGGAAATCATAGTCTTGTTAATAATGAAGAAAGGTTTAAGATAATCTTTCATGCCAAAAGAGCTATTCAGGAATTGAACTACGATGCGTTTAAGAATTTAAAAGTTCTTGAGCTTGATGTAGAAGATAACCTTCGGTTTATTTTGCCTCCTGATTTTGTTAATTGGGTTCGCGTGAATATGTATTATAGTGGATGCTTGTATCCATTAACCGAAAACATACAAATTCAATCTTCGGTTTCATTTCAGCAAAATGCAGATGGGTCAATTGTTTTTGATTCAGATGGAAATGCTGTACGGGACACATCTCAAATTGATACTGAAAGACTTGCGGGAACAAAAAAGAGCATATACTTAAATTCAGGCCATCAGTTTGATGGACAGGAAGGATACTTTATTGATGGCAATTGGTATTTTTCATACCCATATTTTCAAAGAGCAGGGCTTAATACAGAAACTGCAAATAAGAATCCTACTTTTGAGATTGATAGAACTGCGGGAGTAATCAACTTTGGCTCAGACATAAAGGGTCAGAAGGTTATTCTTGAGTATATCTCTGATGGCATGGAAGGTGGGAATGAGGCAAACATGAGCGTCAACAAGCTTTTTGAAAAGTATTTGTATGCCTACATTATGTATGAGATTTTGAATGCCAAGCTTGGTGTTCAAGAGTATATTGTTGCAAGAGCAAGAAAAGAAAAGCAGGCTTTGTTTAGAAATGCAAAGCTCAGGCTGAGCAATATAGACCCCGGAAAGCTCCTTATGAATATGAGGGGTAGGGACAAATGGCTTAAATAATGGCAAACCTTTCGAGGAACTTTGTCAGGGGACGGATGAATAAATCCGTTGATGAACGCCTGATACCAAATGGTGAGTATGTCGATGCGCTTAATGTGCGCATGGGTTCTACTGAAGAATCTGAGATTGGTGTTATTGAAAACACCAAGGGCAATAAAAAACTTACCACTCTTGTAAATCCTGTTGACGGCTCTTCGCTTTCAAGCCAAGTAGTTTGCATTGGAGCATACGCTGACTCTGCAAACGAAACAATGTATTGGTTTGTACATGACCCCAACTTTACAGCTTCAACAAGCAACAAGTGTGATATGATTGTTTCATATAACACTACTACTCAGCTTGTTAGGTATCATGTGGTTAGCTGTACAAATCCAAGTAACACAGCTCAGAGTACATTAAACTTTAGCAAGGAAAGCCTTGTCGTTGGCATCAATCTTATTGATGGTCTGTTGTTTTTTACAGACAATCTGAATCAACCGAGATACATAAACGTCAACAGACAGTATCCTCTTCCTTCGGCTGCTCCTTATGTGGATGATAGCATTTTGGAAGAAAGGATTAGGGTGATTAGAAAGCCGCCCTTAACTCCTCCAACAGTAAATCTGATTAAGGTTCAGGAGAGCGTAAACTTTATTGACGAGCGCTTTGCTTGCTTTGCTTATAGGTACAAGTACGATGACGACAAGTATTCTGCTACGTCTCCATTTACTTCCCCTGCTTTTGTAACAGACCCTTTTGACTTTAGCATTGACAGCTTTCTGAATGAAGGCATGACTAATAACTTTAATGCTGCTGAGATAGGATTCAACACAGGAAGTGAGCTTGTAAAGGGAATTGACCTACTGTACAAGGATGCATCAGATGGTGTGATTAAGGTTATCAAGAAGATTGATAAGGAGGTGGATGGTATTCCTGACAATGATGACAGGGTATTTACATACGACAAGAGTAAGATATTTACGATACTACCTGAGTCTGAAATTCTTAGGCTGTATGACAATGTCCCTATAAAAGCCAAAGCCCAAACATTGATGGGGAACAGGCTTATGTATGGAAACTATGTTGAAGGATATGACCTGACGGATTCAAATGGAAGGGCTGTCAACCTGAACTACTCTGTTGAGTTGGATTCTTTAGATGTTGACATTACAGATATTCCGGAAACTTTTGATTCAGGACTTTATACGTTTAACCCTGTACTTCAGAGAAGTATACAAAGGAGCGTAGGCATATTTGACTTTTCCGCAATTACTGCCGCGCAAATTCAGCCACAGGCTAGAATAGAAATCAGCATGAACATTAGACACAAGGATGTGGCTAATGGTCAGCAGTTTGATAACAACGGTTCTTTTTATTCTGTCAATCAGATAACTCCTGAGTTTCAGATAAACTTTGATTACTCTCTCCCGCCTCAAGTGCAGGGATTTCAAAGTATGTCTCAAGTTTTTTCGCTTCAATCTTTTATTGATGCGATTGGAACTTTGGCTAACATACAGCCTTTGGCTACGTCTTGTGATGGCCCTACTTTAAATGACAACTTTAATTGTCAGATACCCACTTCATTAAGCGGGAATGTTGTTAGTTCGGGTGCTGCTGCTACGCTAGACCTTAATGCAACAGGTGTTGACGCATCTTCGGGTGTGAATCAAAATACAGCTATTGTAATAAATCCTTTTAATGTAACTCTTCCTAATGCAGATTCTGTTGCTATTCAGATTCCTTGTGCAAATTGGGTTCAAAAGGGAACAAATGGAATTTATGAATACTTTGAAATTGTAAGTGCATCAGCAACTTTTGTTGGTGCGTCAGGCTCAAAAAGCCTTCATAGCAATAGAGACTACGAGTTTGGTATTGTGTACATGGATGAGTATGGTAGGTCTTCAACTACTCTTGTAAGCGAAGCGAATACCATTCATGTTCCCTGCGAAAACTCTCCTCTTGTAAACAGAGCTAAAATTGAAATACCTCCATCTCAAAAACCCCCTGCTTGGGCATCTAAGTACAAGTTTGTAGCAAGAGCAAGCAAGGATACTTATGAGACTATTTACTCTAACGTATACTTTGTAGACGAAGAGTCGGGCAATGGATTTATTTTATTGGAAGGTGAAAACATTAGTAAGGTTGAGGTTGGTGATAGATACATAGTAAAGAAAGACAACTCAGGCCCTGCCGGTTCTTGTAAGCACATAACTGTGTTGGACAAGCAGGCTCAATCTTCAGGATTTTTGGGTGGGGATGAACCTGCGGGACTGTACATGGAAGTCAAGCCTAACAACATAGACCTTGCTTTCAGACAAAACAATACAGTTGACTTAGGTCTTCACGATGATGTAGTAGATAGCGGACAGGATGGCCCTGTTCTCTCTTACAATGTCAATGAGCCTGACCCTGCGTATCCCGCTCAAAGAAGACCGATGGAAATTCCTGCGGGCAGTAGAGTTAGAATAGAATTAAACGTATTGAGGCATCCTAGCACGGCGTGCGATAAGCGTCAATATTTTTTTGGAGAAACCATTTCTGCCACAAAGAGATACACGAACTTTTTTGATTTTTTTATTGGAGAAGGTCTTGACAAAACTTTAGTTGACCAACAGTATGTTCTAGTAGGAACATTAAATCCAAAGTATTACTCTCCTAATAGTACATCATTTAACAATCCGACTTCAGGTTCCACTAAGCTTGATATTTCTTTTGGAGGAAATGGAAATCAATTTTTACGAATAGCGGGTCCTGAAAATTGCGGAAGAAGAGATTCTTTTGTAAGCTTGAGGATTCAGGTATTCAAAAGCGATGATGTTTTAATTTTTGAAACACTTCCTGTAGATACCAACCCTGACATCTTCCTTGAAAACGACAATGTTTTTGATATTGTTGGTGGTATTCACAAAGGAACAACTCAAGACCAAAGCTCTACTCAGCCGGCAATTTGCTTTCCAAACTTTTACAACTGCTATTCATTTGGCAACGGAGCTGAGTCCTACAAAGTAAGGGACTCTATTGTTGGAGCTACATTTGATTTGGGCAATAGAGTTTTTGGCGTTCAGTCTGAGGATTATGAAGAGGTACACAGATTTGCTGACATTACATACAGCGGCATTTACAACGACGAGTCGAATGTCAACAAGCTTAATGAGTTTAATCTTGGGCTTCTTAATTTTAAGAAGCTTGAAGAGTCATATGGTATTATCACTTTGCTTGATGGCAGAGAGACTGATGTTTTAACTCTTCAGGAAGACAAGGTATCATATGTCCTTTCAGGTAAGAATCTTCTTTCAGATGCTGCTGCGGGTGGCGCTATTACATCAGTTCCGGAAGTATTAGGAACTCAGATAGCGAGAGTTGAAGACTATGGCAACAGCTTTAATCCTGAAAGCTACGTTCAGTGGGGAGAGGATAAGTATTTTACTGACGCAAAGAGAGGGGCTGTTATCCAACTAAAAGGAAGTAGCGCTAAGAATGAGCAGCTTACTGTTGTTTCTCAATTAGGAATGCGTTCTTGGTTTAGGGATTTGTTTATTGACAGCTTTGAAACTCAGAAGCTAGGAGGGTTTGACCCGTACATGAATGAGTATGTGTTGGCATCTAATGTTCAGACAATACCAACTGTTGATGAGCTTATTAATTGCGGGACAAGTCAAAGTATTTCTGTAGACAATACAACTCCAATAAATTCATTTGATGTTGCGTTGTCAAGTGCAGTAGGAACTATTAATGTTTCATTTACTGTTTCTGTTGCTAGTGGCTCAGGAACTCTTGCATCACTTGTATTGACTTGTGGGTCTCAATCATCTTCCACGCAAAACATAACAGGTACAGGTTCATTTACTTTTTCTCTTGCCAAGACTACGGCGGATACTGTTGCAAAAATTACTCTTACTCAAGACTCTGCCGGAGATAAAGTAACAATAAGCAATCTTTTAGTAAGCTGTCCTACTGCTCCGGCAATGACAGTT